TCGTGAGGGCGGGAATCAACTCGTGGACGGTTGTCAATCCGAGGGAATCGATCTTGAAGATCAGATCAGCGACGTGCTGGTTTGCTTCTGCTGACGCATCGCCATAGGTCGTGGTAATGCCGGCCAGGGCCCGCATCGTTTCCGCAACACTGGTGTTGGAGGCAATCGCTGCCTTCGTGGCAATCTCGGTGTTCTTGATCGCGTCGGCCGTGTCGCCCCACGCGGAGATACCCAAGAATAGCGCCTCGCTGATCTCCTGGGTGCTCTTGCCGGTCGTGCTGGCCAGATCCTGCACGCCCCGCTTCAGCTCGTTGACGCGGGCGGTATTACCGGGGATGAGGGTGGCGACCATGGCCATGGACTTGTTGAAGTCCATGCTGGCATTCACTGCCTCCTGCATCCCGAGGGCCAGGCCCCCGGCCGCCAGCAGTCCCGCCGTACCGGCGACGCCAACCCCTGCCATCCCCCCGGCGGCGGCCAGGGACGTGCCGGGCATTCCCACCGTGCGCGCGGCTCCCGTCAGCAAGCCCCGCTGGGCTCGCGATTGCCGGGCGGCGGCCGCGGCAGCGATGCGAGCGGCGGCTGCCTCCTGTGCTGCCGCGGCTTTACCAGCAGCCAGCGCGGCTTTGACTTCTGCCGCCGCTTCCGCTTCCGCCGCCTTGATGGCGATCAGGCTCGCCTCGCGGCGGGCCAGCGCCGCTTTCCCCGCCGCGGCGATCTTGCGGTTTTGCTCCCTGGCGAAGACGGCGGCTTCCCGCTTTGCCGAGGCGCTCATCGCTACGTCCATCTTCTGGGCCGTGGCGATGAGTTCGGCAATCCGCGCGCGCGCCCTCTGAATCCCTTCGGTGAGGCCGCGAGTCTCCAGTCCAACCGTTGCCTGAAGCTGGGCGACAGTGAGTGCTATCTCGCCACCTCACGCACCGCTTCGCGGTGGGCTCGCTCGGCCCGCTGGGCGGCCACGTTGCCCGGGCCGCGCGCCTGCTTCATCATCTCGGTTTCCGCCCAGTTCTCCGCGGCCTCCGCCTCGAGAGCCGCGTCACGCCAGAAGATCGGCTTCCTGGCTAGATCCCACGGCGGCACGCCCAGATAGCGCGCCGCGCGTAGTAACGGGTACCACTCGGGGCAGCGCCCCCGCTTCCTATCGCCTACGAGAAAGAGCCGGAAGGCGCGGGGGTCTCCGAGTTTGGGGAAGGATTGAGATCGCGAAATATCTCCAGCGCCACGTCTTGCAGGAAGTCGGTGGGCAGCTTCGCCAGCGCCGCCTCGGTGATCGGATACGGCTTCCCGTTCCCGTTCATCAGGTCCCACTCCACCAGCAGTTCATGGAGCATCTTGGGAATCTGCTTCGCCTTGAAGCCGTCGGCTGTTTCCTCCCCGAGTGCGCTCTGGAACTCGGGTGTCAATGCACTGCGGTTGTAAGTGACCAGCAGCGTTTCCCCCTCGATCTTGAGGGTAACACTCCCCTTGCGGGAGTTAATGGTCGCCAACGAGACGGGCAATGTGTCCTCCTATCCGTGAACGATGAAACCAAACGCCTTCCAGCCAAGCAGCCCCAGTAGCAGCCACAGTAGCAGCCCGCCGCCCCATACCCATGGTTGCCCTGTCACTGTCCGCCATCCCCAACCAGAGAGCAAGAGACCAATCAACCACAAAACCCAAAAGAACATTCCGATTGACATATGTTCCCTTTCAGAGGGCAGTCAGGGTATTCCTGACATTCACTTCGACGACCGAGGTACCATCATCCATCGGCGCCAGCATGTAATTGGCGCCCCAAACATCGTTATGGTCCGCCCGAGGGCTTTCGATGAACTTGAAGGGAAACCTGACCGTCAGCATGCGATTGAAGCCGGTCTCAATGGACGGCCCTACTGCCGCGATCTGCAAATACTTGGTGGTGCGCGCCCGCAGGTCTGCCATCAGCCCCACGGATACGGTCGCGTCGTGCATCAACTGGACTTGCGCGTCAAACGTGGGAGCCTTTTCGACGTGGGCGCTGAAACTTTCCACGGCGGCGTCCAGGGTGAACTCGGGAGTGAACCGGTCATTGTAATTGAAGGTCGTCTCCAGGCAGCGAGTGAGCTTCGTAAGCCCGCCCGCGGTCGTCTCCACGACGGTTGCCGGCCCACCGGTGAAGGTGACGATGTTGAAGACCAGCGGACTGAGGTTCAATCCGCCCAGAAGCCCCGAAAACGTCACGATGTAAGGCCCGCCGGCGCCACCGGAGACGCTGACGTTATCCCCGCCGATGTTCGCCAACAGCCGCAGCGCCGTCTGGACGTTCGCGCCCGTCGAGGCATCCGAAAGGGTGCCCGTTGTCGCACTCACGCCGTAGGGATCGGTGAACGTCAGCGTGAAGTTGCCGGTGCCGCCTACCAGTGAAATCGTCTGCACCTCGTTGGTGGTGGCGTTGCCCACGAACAGCGAGACGCTGGACGGATCAACCGGACTCTCAGTGATAATGGTGGGCGTGGGCGTAAGGGTAATCCCCTCGGTGAGCACCCAGCCGAGCATCGTTCCGGTAATCTCGATGGGCGGCGCGTCGGTGATATGCATCCCGAACCCGGTGACCAGACCATAAGCGAACCGCTCCGCCTCGGTGCTGTTCCCGGTCTCAATGGTGAACGTGCTCGTCGTATCCGCCGCCGTGGTGCTGGGAAGGAACTGCCAGTTGCGGGTGAGGGTGGCGCCAGTAGGCGTCGTCACCGCACCGGTCTTCATCACCCCCGAAAGCAGATACACGATGCTGTTGAAGTCTAACACCCCACTGATCGCCGCCGTGGTGTGCTCCTTGCCTTTCACTGCCGTGGTGTTGTACTTGCGGCCGACGGGACGATACGGAACAATGCGAGTGGCAGGCGTGGGGAGCACGCCGATGGTCATCAACCGCTTGTCCGCGGCGACGACCGTGCCGGGGGTGCTCTCTAAGCCCCACTGGCTCGACCTCAGGACTGTTGCATTCTCCGGCATGGTCGTCTCCTAGGCGTTGGTATGGCAAAAGAAGCGGTAACGCCCGCCCGCGTGGTTGTAGCGAGTTCCACTGGTGCCCTGCGGCACTTCCGTATAACGCACGGCCATTTCCCTGAAACAGCCCTGAACCTTGAGCGTCGGGTTCACGACGTTGTTGTTGTTCGCGCCCATCAAAGCGCTGTCGATAGCATCGGCAATCGCTGAAGCGGTCACCCAGGAGGACTCACTCACAATCGCCTTAACCAGGATGAGAGGTTCAGTGAATATTCGCCGGTCATGTCCTACTGCATTGCGATCCGGTGAACTGATAAGTGAGTATGTCACCAGCGGATACACGGCGTTCTGCGGCGCGAACTCCGGGTACACGCGCGTGCCCACCAGGGCTGTGAGCGCGCCGTTTGCCTGAAGCTTGCCATAGATGAACACCCCGAGTTGATACAGTTCATTGGCCATTGGCCGCCTCGCGGAGGATCACGCCGACCTTCTCCAGGAATGGCCCGCGCATCTCATCGGCGGCCGGCGTTAGATAGGGCTGCGGCGGCTGCCTCGTCGTGCCGTTCTCCACGTACTCCGCGTAGTCCACCGCCTCATTCCCCGCCGTCACCACCCAGCGATAAGGGCTCTCCTGCTGCGCCTCAATGCTGGCTTTCAGTGCCCCTGTATCGACCGGCACGAGTTCCCTCGCCAATTCCTCAATATCGAGCGCCGTCTTGCGGACCAACAACCCGAGCTTCGCCCTCGCGCTCCGATCCAACGCTGGTAGTTTGTCGAAGGCCACCTTGATCTCAAAACTCATCCAATCACCCGCGTGTTCAACACCAGCACCAGGCTCTGCGACCGGTCCGGCGCGCCGCCATCGTTGACCTCGTAGATGACATCATTGACCACAATCCGATCCGTATCGAAGATGTCCGTATCCCACGGCATCAGAATCTCCCAGTAAGTCACTGCCGCCAGCGCCCCACCCTCCACCCGCTCGGCGGCAAAGGTGCGCCGGGGAATAACCCGGCAGGGTACTGCCTCGAGCCCCTCCACCGTGGCGTAAGTGATCGTGGTTCCCCCGTCCGGGTCCACCACCTCGATCTGCCGCATCACCAGCGCCGAATCAGGGAGCGACTCCTCCAGCTCGTCGCGGTCGAAGGTCAGCTCCCAATCCCTGATCGCCAGCATCTAACCGCAAACCTCAAGCTTTAAGCCATCACCGGCCGTTGCTGCGCCGGAGGTCACCTGCCATGGATGATCAGTGTTGGGTGTGGGAACCGGCACCCACACACTGGGCACATTAACCACGGCCCCGTGATTGCTGGTACAGTTTGGCATCCAGGGAGCCATCACGCGCTGACACACCGGGCACTGCCAACCTTGCTGCGGACCCATCGACAACATCATCAGGGCGTCCCCCAGTTCCACGGCCAGTAGGGGTCCCAGCCGTTGTTCCAGTCGTACGGATACCAGTTTTCGTTTACGGCGGGCAGCGTCACCCCTTGCGCCAGATCGCCTTTGATCCGCATACTCTCCCCGGCCCGCTTGCGCCAGCCCGCGGCGACCTTCATCAACTGCTGGTACATCTGGGAACGGCTGAACTTCTGGTCAGCAGACTGGAAATCGTATCCAGTCGCGACCTTCCCGGCCTTCATCTCCCAGCCCAGCGCTACCGAGGCGGCGATGTTCCACGTCGGCGTCCACAGGTTGTCCGTGGGCACGCGCCGCTGGTCGTCCACCCGCTTCGCGCGCTTCACCAGGAGCTTCAGCTCCTCGATAACGAGCTTCGGCTCCGTCTCCGCCTGCGTCAACAGGCTGATCTCCTCGAATGCCTCATCCTCGGTCATACGATGGCCTCCACGGCGCTCGGCGGCACCTTCAGCGTTCCCTGTCGCAACTGCCAGAGATTGCCGTCACCATCCAGCCCCTTCAGCCCGGTATACAGCCAGTGCAGGTTGTTGGAGAGCGGCAGCGTATCGGCGCTCACCACGTCAATCTCAATCAACCCACTGGCAGCGGTGATAATATCGATACCGCCCCCGGTCAGCGTCTTGGCAATGACGGCGTCGGCGTCGGTGTCCGCCGTCCGCTCTTTGGCGTAGAACCAGAACTCTGTCCATGCCGTGATGTTCTGGGCCACGTCGTTGATCTCCACGGTGGCGCGGATGCGCTTCGTGCTGCCCCGCGTGATCGTAATGTCAAACCCATCGAACGCCATCAGGTCACCAGGTCCGCCGTGAGATTGCCCACCACTTCCACCAGTTCCGCCACAATGTCATTCAACGCCTCAATGTCGGCGCTGAAGTTGCCGAACATTCCCCCCATCGCCGCCGGCTGGGCGGCGAAAGCGGCCGTATTCACTCCGGCAGTGACCGTCTGCGCGCTCGCCGCCACCAGGGTGGCCGTCCGCGCCTGGAACGCCGCCGTGTTCGCATTCGCGGCCCGGGTGACGGCTCCGGCAGCCGTGGTCGCTGTCTGTGCCGCGAACGCCCCCGTGTTGGCATTCGCCGCGACCGTCACACTGGCGGTCAGTGTCGCCGCGCGAGCCTGGAACGCCGCCGTGTTGGCGTTGGCCGCAACCGTTACCGTTGCCGTCCGCGCCGCCGTGCGAGCCGCAAAGGCGGCCGTATTCGCGTTGGCCGCAACGGTGGCCGCTCCAGCGACTACCGCCGCGCTGCGGGCCGCGAATGCCGCCGTGTTGGCGTTGGCCGCGAGCAGCGTCCCCTGCGAAACCGTTGCCGCCTGAGCCATAAAGGCGGCCGTGTTGGCGTTGGCGCTGAGCGTAATAGCGCCGCTGACTACTGCCGCTGCATGGGCCTGGAACGCGGCGGTGTTCGCATTCGCGGCGACACTGGACGTCGCGGTGAGAGTCGCTGCCCGCGCGGCAAACGCGGCTGTGTTGGCGTTCGCACTGACCGTGAAGACCCCGGCAACCGGTGTCGCCGTCCGTGCTGTAAAGGTCCCGGTGTTGGCATTGGCCGCTACCGTGGTAGTGGCCGCCACTGCCGCTGCCTTCGCCTGGAAAGCAGCAGTATTCGTGTTCGCGCTGACGGTGGCAGCGCCGGCCGTCAGTGTCGCCGCATGCGCCTGGAACGCCGCGGTATTCGCCCCGGCCGCGACGGTCACCGCCCCGGCAATCAGGGTTGCCGCGCGGGCGGCAAATGCTGCCGTGTTCGTCTGCGCGGGGAGCACTGACCCCGCGATCAGTGCTGCTGCCGGGCTCGGCCCCGCCAGGAAAGGCCGTCGCCACCGCGTCTGACGCAGCACGGTTTACTCCTCGAAACGCATCTTGGCGATCACGTTGACCGCCTGCGGCGCCGTGCACTCGATCGCGAGCCGGGTATTGGCGGGGATCATATCGCAGTCATCCGCCGCGTAGACGTAGACGTAGCCGCCCTGCGGGTGGATGTTCATCCGGTCCAACACGTCGCCGGCCGTGGGCTCGGTGCTGGTCGCCGAGTGCGTTGCCGTCGCCTGGAGGGTGCCCGTGCGGTCCGGGTCCGCCTTGACCAGAGTGAGGGAGGTCATCGTCCCGGCCGAGGTCTGCCGCAGCAAGCGGACCACCACCGGCTCATTGGCGCTCGACACGCCGTCGAAGCTCACGCCCCAGGCTTTCAGCTTCAGCGGAATGTTCGTGGGGGCTGTCACCTGTAAAACAGTCCGAGCTGTCGCCGCCGTGAGGGCCACCTCCGCCGTTACCGCGATCAACGTCATTGCCGCCATTGTGTTCCCCTAATAGATGCTAGCGGGCGCCCGCACGGGCACAAGAATCCGGCCCGCCCCGCCGCCCGCCCCCGAGAGGATCTTCAGCGGCTCGCCCACGTCCGCAAACAGGAAATCGCCCAGGTCCACGTCAGGGACGACCGCCGTATCGAAGAACGCCTGCCCACTCGCCGCGGCGGAGCGGTTCAGGAACCGCAAGCGGACCACTCCCGGCGCCGTTGGCGTGAAGGAGGCGAACGTCAGCGTCTCCCAGGTGTCCACCCCCGCCGTCATGGTCAGCGTCTGCGCCGAGACACCGAGTGTCCCATTGGCGAGTAGCAACGCCTGCGGCTTGTTAGTGGTGCCATGCGTCGTGTCATACCGGGCGCGGATGATAATCACCGTGGGCGCGGCCAGCACCGGGACCTGAAAGTCGTGGTCCCCCGTGCCGATGGTCGTCAAGCCCGTCGTTCCCTGGTGGGCAGTGCCGGTGATGTTGCCCCGGTCGTGCCGCTCGAAGGCGCCGATCCCATTGACCGGGCTGTTGCCCCCCGCCGGCCGCGGCCGGCTGTACAGGTCGATGGTGGGCGGAGTCACCACGCTGGAGTTGCCAAACCCCAGAAACGGCGTGGTGCTGACCAGCGGCTCCAGCATCGCGCGGGTATAGCGGCCGATCATCATCGAGTAGAACAGGTCGAACTGCGGCGCGTAGGTAGTGCCAGTCACGCTGTTCGTGCCCGCCGTAACGTTCGTTCGCAGCGCCCCGGAGCTGGTGATAAAATTGTAATCTTCCAGGATCGAGCCCAGGGTGGTGGCGGTCATTCCGACCGACGCCTGCCAGATGATGCAGTTATAGATATGGGAGGGGATGGTCGTTGACAGGCTCGAGGCCCAGTTGAAGGCGGTGCCGTTGCCCATCAGGGTGCAGTTCAGCACGTCGACGCCACCCGGTTTACCGGCGCCGGCCCCCGTCGTATCGCAATAGATTCCATTGGCGCCCAGCATGAACACGCAGTTGCGGATCTGGACG